TATCTCATCTGACATTACTTATCCAATAAAAATGCGTACGAAACCTTAGAGGGAAACATTGCGTCAATATCTTCTTCTGTTAGATAATTTTCATAAAACGCAGCCATGATAGCGCCCTCGTCAATGGTAGGAACCATCTTTATGCAAGTATCTTTGATGCCCTTTTTAGTAAGAATCTCCTCTGCAACATCCATATCAAGTGATTTAGAAACACGACGTTGACGTGTAAGGGTTATATCCCCTGTTACTTCATCACTGATTGTAAGTATGCGGTGACCGCGGTCATCGGCCTCTACTGCGTCTACAACTTCAATAAGTCGTTGTTTAATTTCTGTCTGACGCTTGGTAATTAAGTCAAGCTCATCTTTAAGCATAAGATATTGACGAACATTATTTTTAAGTTCTTGGCTTTCCATGTTATCCCCTTTAACTAGAAGAATAACTTAATGCTTTAAAAGTTAGCTGTCAACCTCAGCGATGTAAGACTCTAGGGCTTTAATAATAATACTAGTGACTGTGACGCCCTCTTTTGCTGCCTTTTTTTGAACATTGAGCCATAGGCCATCAGGCACACGAATAGTACGCGTAGGAGTTTTAGGTGCATTAGGCATTGAACAATTATACCTTCTCTGTGTAGGCTGTTGGGTGTAAATGCTCTAAACTATAGATGATGCTAAAAATTGTTTAAGGCCACCAACACTCAGAGGCACTCCACCGTCTTTATCTAGGCCTTCACCATCAAGAATAGCGTCAGCTACTGAGCTTTTTTGCTGTAAAGACTCGTATTGGCGAATCTCAATAGAGCCCTCAACTAACAAATCTTGAATAACAATAGAGGGCCAAACGGAAGACGCTCTCTTTATACGCCCGTTTCTTTGGACTGCGGCCCCCGACGACCACGGGAGATCGTAGTTAACCAAGAGGTTAGCTGCTGGAAGGTCCACACCGTAACCGCCCGCATCACTACTAATGAGCACACGAATAGAAGGATCTGTATTAAACGCAATTTTATTCTCCTCTTTAGTTTTGGCATCTAGTTTTCCTGAGTATAGACGACACTGGTTAGGGCCAAGTGCCTCAGCAATCTTATCAAGCATATCTACGTATGTAGCAAAAATAACTACTTTATTTGCGTCATCTTGCTCAAGAAACTCTTTAACGTATTGAATAAGGTAATCTAACTTAGGAGAGCTAATAACGCCGTCTATGGCGCCCGAGCTATTTAAATCGCTTGCGTAAGAAGACCCTTCACCCATTTGTAGTTTAAACTTAGACGCGCTGGTGCGGAGAAGGTCAGGGTGGGAGCAGAGCATCTTTAATGCCCCAATCTTAGACATAATCTTGCCGCGCATTTCGTCTTCAGGCCCACCACGCTGAGAAGAATACCCGTAATGAGATAGCACATTGAATGAAGAACCAAATAAAGCTTGAGCCTCATCTAAATCAAATAGTAAATCGTCAACAATTCGAGAGTATAGTTTTGAGCATTTACGATCAAAATTAATTCTAATAGGGTCGTTGTGAATAGTGTCTGGCAAGTAAGGGGCAACGTCTGGATCTTTTTGAGCTTTACGAACAGAAGCCTCTTTCATCTTTGTGTGAAGAGTATCTAAATTTCTATAATATTGAGGAGCGCCCCAAGAGTTTCTAACAATAAAAGCAGAATCAAATATATCGAAACGCCCAAGAACACTTGCATCTACAAACTGCATGATTGAGTAAAGCTCTTCTGGTTTGCCATTTTCTATAGGTGTACCTGTTAAAGCAAATCTAAAAGGAGTATTAACTAGCTTCTTTACTGCTTTAGATCGTTTTGATTTAAAGGATTTGATAGCGGTTGCTTCGTCGAGTACGACAAATCCTCGTGGGAGCTGTCGTACTTGATCCCAGTCGTTAACAATTTGCTCATAGTTAAGCACAATGTAATCAACCCCGCTAGCCCGCCAGTCCATAGCTTCGGCGTACTGTTCTTTTCTTTTCTTCGGAGTTCCGTCAATGACCAAAGCTTTAGAAGTTCCATCTGTAAATTTCTCAATCTGATTAGCCCATTGGTATTTCAATGAAGATAAACAAATTATAAGGCCTGGCTCTTTAATTTTGCCCTCATCCATAAGCCGTTCTAGGGCGGCAATAGTAAGCACTGTCTTGCCCAACCCAAGGTCGTAAGCCACAAGCATGCGAGCACGTTCGCACATACGGTCTACGGCCTCGGGTTGGTAAGGGAGAAGGGTGCCAGTAAAAGTCATTTGATTAGCCTAATAGGTGTTTGATCTGGTTAATCAGGTTAGGCATATCGCTATTGTTTTTGATAACGGCGTCAAACTCCCAATCATCTAAATCAGTTTCGGAGACATGGTCATTGGCTGGGCCTACGCCAATACGATTAATACGCCACACTTGGCCGTTTTTATGCCGCTTAATGGCAGCCGCTTCGTTCTTAAACCGCACATCCGTTATAACAATTTTTTCAGTAACGTTGTAGTCTCTTAAAGCCTGATCAATCCAAAAATCGTATCCAAAAATGCTTCGAGCGCTTACGCCAAGCCTTTGAAGTAGGCTTCTAATTTCTGGAAACTCAGCCTTTGCCGTTTCCCAGTCTTTGGAATCAATAATGTTTTGTAAGCTAACATCAATCCCGTTAACCATAATTAAAGGATCAATCTCATATAAGAACGTTTTAATTTTATCCGCAAAAGCAACTCGTTGATACTGGTGCAGCCCTATAAGCATTCCAGCAACCGTATCTTTTCCTGAACGTGCATACCCTGAAAGACCAATAATCATTTTGCTACCCCTCGTAGTTGATGACGTGCAGTAGACAATCCAGTCAAAGCCTCTGACCTACTCATGCCGCCTACATCCTTTAAATCAATACCGCTGTAATTGAATAACCAGCACTCTACACCCATTTGCTTACACAGCTCTAGTAGGGCTTGAGATGACGCTTTTCCAGCGTCATCGTTATCCATAGCAAAAATAATTCTATCGGCGCCACGTATTAGATTGAATTGGGCGGCAGACACTATAGCCCCATAGGTCGCAACTGCGCCTTCAATACCGATAGAACTAAGCCTAACAACATCCAGTGGAGACTCAACAACAATCATGTCTCCACCTTTGTAATGCTCATACCCAAATAAACTACCGCTCTTTTTTACTTTTACAGGTCTATTATTAAAATAACGGTGAGAGAACCCCTTTTCTTGCCATCCTATTAGAGTACCTGTTAGTGGTTCTCTAATAGGAATGATCCAGTTACCCGCACGCTCATCCCATAAAAGCCCGTGCTTGGCAGCGCTCTCTGTAGATAACCCACGAACCTCAAGCGCATACTCTGGAGGAGCCGTGTAAGCGGATAACATTGACTCAGTAACAACTGTTACATCCTCAATAGGCTTGCGCTTAATAGCGTTTGTTAATCTACTAAAACGAGCAGTAAGACTAGCGGCAGAGCCTAACCAGTCCCCAACCTTTGTATACTCGATATCTTGTATGTAACTAACTAGCGAGTAAAGGTTCCCCTTCCAACCGCAGGAGAAACAAATAAAGGCGCCTGAGTCCGAGTTAATCCACCAAGAAGGGTTATGGTCTATATGGCCTGTACGCTGCTCGTGAGCAGCGCAGTAACCATTAATCTCATCCCCGCGAGTATCTAATACCTCAATGCCGAGGCGAGATAACGTATCGGTCATCTCTTCTAATGTCATAGGTCATCATCACTAATCTCGCGGAAGTGGCCTGTATTCCAATCCCACATCAAAGACACTTCGCTAAGGCCACCGTTACGGCTAGCAACAACACGTAGCAAACGTGTGTCATCTACATTCTCGTCCTCGCGTTGCAAACCAAAGATAACATCTGCATCTTGGTGGAATGAGGATGAGTAACCAATAGAGTCAGCTGTTACCTGCCCCTTCTTCATCTTCCAAGTAAGAGCTTGAGTAGAGATAACGATTGGCTTGTTAATTTTCTGCGCCAAACGTTTTAAAGAACGAGTGATGTTAGTAATTGCCTGTGGGGTGTTTGACTCCCCAGACTGCTCATCAATCATCAAATAGGTACCGTCAATAAATACAATGTCTGGGTTCTTGCTCTGCACCTTGCTAGCAACAGCGCCTACAGTCTGACCACCTGAAGAGTCAACGAACCAAAAACGTTCACGCATATTTTCAATACCCTCAACAACTCTAAAATAACGAGTCTCCTCATCTGGAGCTAACGTTCCCGTCATAAGGCGGCGGTGAGATATCCGAGCCCGCATTGCGTAGTAACGAGACTTCTGCTCTGCGTTGCTCATCTCAAATGACATGAACATAGGAACTTTGCCATTTAAGTGAGCGTTCAAAGCAATTTGCAACGCAAGTGTTGACTTACCAGTTTTTGGTGGCGCCACGATAACAATTAGCTGACCTGGCTGTAACCCAGAGGTTGCTTCATCCATAGTAGGAAACCCTGTAGCCAATCCTAATAAGCCTGGGTTTGCTTTACGGAACTCATATTCTTCTTTGGCGTGCTTAGCAGCATCTGTAATTTCTAAATCATTAGATTTAGTAAGGCCTTCTTCCTCTAACCTAATTAACCCACGCTCCATAGAAATAATGGCGCCTTCATGGTCTTGGTTTTTCTCAATAGAAGATAAAACTTCATCAATAGTTTTAATGACAGAAGCTTTACGACGACTCTCAACAGCTCTATCAATTAAATAATCAATACGGTCTTGTATACCTAATGTTTGATAGGTTGGAAAGTTTTCAAGTATAACGTCAAGACTTGGGCACTCTTGATAGTTGGTGTAATGGTTGTG